TGGGGAAGTTCGGACGCTACGAGGAGAGCGATGCGTCCTATGCCATCCGCTATTCAGATACCCTGCAAGACCTGTTCGGAAATGACGGAGAGTTGTTGGATGTGGCAAGGATATTGGAACGTCTCGTTGACGAAAACCCCATGGCCCTCAGGGAGATTTTCGAGAATCCCATGTACGATGATGTGACGGCCCTGAATTTCGTGTACGAGCAAGGTTCGCCCAACATGACCTCTTTCCAGAACTACACGATCAGGGGACAGGAGTACAAGGGCCGTAGGCAGCAGGTAATTGATTTCTGGGGCCTTATGGAAGAGAAGTACCTTGAATGAGATCGTACACCTTCGACTTCGAGACCACGACAGACCCCGAAGATTGCAGGGTATGGGCCTATGGAATCTACTCCATAGATGATGACAGGTACATTACGGACGGGAACAGTATAGATGGGTTCATAGAATGGCTGGAATGCGCGGCGAACTGCAAGGGGTACTTTCACAATCTAGGTTTCGATGGAGTCTTCATAATAGACCACCTGCTCAAGAGCGGATGGCTTTGGGTGGACTCGAAGCACAAGGCAACGGACAAGACGTTCACAACGCTGATAAGCGATATGAACCAGGTTTACCAGATAACCCTGTACTTTACCAAGACGCGCTATGTCACTATTCAGGATTCCCTGAAAATTATACCGTTGTCGGTAGATGCAATGGCAAAAGCCTATGGTTTGGAGATCAGAAAAGGGAGCATAGACTACGAAGAGTATCGGGAGCCAGGCCACGAGATCACCGACGAGGAGAGGGCCTACCTGGTGAACGACGTTGCCATCGTCGCCAAGTCTCTGCGAACGTTCTTCGAGCAGAAGTTGACGAAGATGACGGCTGGAAGCAATGCCCTCTTCGACTACAAGAGAAGGCTGGGCGGGCACAGGAAGTTCAGAAACGTATTTCCCCTGCTGTCGGAGGAAGAGGACGCATTCATCCGCAAGGCCTATCGCGGCGGATTCACCTACGTGAACCCTAAGTTCCAGGGCAGGGACGTGGGAGAGGGAACAGTGTTCGATGTGAACAGCCTGTACCCCTCCGTGATGGCGGCTTGCGACGGGCAGTTCCTGCCCTACGGAAAACCAGTTTGGTTCGACGGTGCGCCGCGGCCCACGGAGCGCCACCCCTTGTGGATTGCCTGTGTGATGTGCAGCTTCAAGGTGAGAAAGGAGCATATACCATGCTTGCAGTTGAAGGGGAACATGTTGTTCAAGCAGACCGAGTACGTGGAGGACTCCAAGGAGCGGGTGTGCATCACGGTTACCAATGTGGATTGGGAGCTGATGAACCAGCAGTACCATGTTTGGGATGTAGAATTCGTCGGAGGATACATGTTCCACGCATCGCCGCATATGTTCCAAGAATACGTGAACAAGTGGGTTGAGATCAAGAACGAAGCCACCATTGAGGGGAATGGAGGGCTTCGGTCATTGGCTAAGCTGATGCTGAACAGTTTGTATGGGAAATTTGCCACGCGAACAGAGGTGAAATCTAGAAAACCCGTGTTGGACGAAGATGGGGTGGTTCATTATGTCGATCTTGAGCCTGAGCAGAGGGATGGCGTTTATCTTCCATGCGGGGTGTTCATCACTTCTTACGCGAGGTACAAGACGATAACCTCCGCGCAGTCTGTCCACGATAGGTTCATCTACGCTGATACGGACTCTCTGCACTTAGTTGGGACGGATATTCCCGAATGCCTGGACGTTGACGCTGTCCGTCTTGGCGCGTGGAAGCACGAATCGACTTTCGATCATGGGAAGTTCCTGAGGGCCAAGACATACGTCGAGCACGAGGTCGGGGCAGATGGCCTGACCGTCCACGTCGCGGGGCTTCCCGCCCGCTGCCACGAGAACGTCACGTTGGAGAACTTCGAGTTCGGCGCTGTGTACGAGGGCAATCTTACGGCGAGGAAGGTACCAGGCGGTGTTGTTCTGTACGAGGGCACTAAGGAGATAAGGAAGTAAAATGGATGTAGAGGATTGGGTATCAGTGGGATTAATTGTATGCGTTATGACGCTGATAGTCGCGTCGCAATGTTTCACAGAGTTGGCATTTTAGAGAAAGGCACGGCAATGCCAGAACCGAAAAGTTACATAGTGGAGATAGACGAGCAGGGGAACCCCTCGATCAAGTATGCGGACGGCACCCCTTACGCTGTCAACATACCAGAATACAGCGCGGAAGTTCTCAGGCAACTGGTGCCGCGCAACATGGAGTACACTGTCGCAGAGCAGATCGACGGACTCTATATAGGCGCGGTGAAGGGCAGCGAGAAGTTTCTTCTTCCCTATTCGCCGCAAGAACTTATGGAAACAGTGGAGGGTACGGAAGGGCTTGAGTATTACTTGGACGAGGTTGCTGCGAATCTTGTTCGGAATACCGGGTCATCTTCATTTTATGAATGGTAACTGGGAAAATCGTGTCAGTAGATGATGAGGAAAATGTTACGGTTAAGGGAGAATTCACTGAATTCACTTCCTCCTACAGCGTAAGTGCAGTTGCTACATTCGAGGATGGGGAGTCATGTGTTAATTGCAGCGTGATGGTAAATGTCGGCAATCTGGAATACGGGCCATATATGTTCCTATTCGAGAAAAACTCAGGTGGTGATACCGATGCCGGGCAAAATGAAGATGTGGGTTTACCCGAAGCCGTGTAGCGAGATAAACTGCTCCAAGCCCTATTGCGTTGACTTCAGCCCATTCATGAGGTCCTTGGAGACCGTTGGTGGCAAAGATGAGTACGAGACGGTCAAGGATATGAACTACGGCAGCGTGGAAGCGTCCGTTAAGGAAGTGGTGCGCGACAGCGGGTGGGGCGAGTGCCTTGTATTGGTGGAGCGCTGCTTTCCCTTTATTCCCGCACCTGTAATCTACCGTTGCACGCGCAGCAAGGGTGTGGTAAACTGCGAAGTCGTAGCCAGTTAGAAAGGAGCGCCCATGGCCTATGTGTGGGTTGACGAGCCTGAGGAGGGAGCGGACGTGCGCGACGTTGTGGCGCGCGAGGATTACGATCAGATCGTGACCGAGCGCGACGGTTTGATCGAGCAGCGCGACACGCTCATCACTCGGGCCGAAACTGCTGAGAAGGGGTGGCGCGATGCGCGAAACAAATACGCCGATGCGTTCATCACCTCCCCTCAGCGGATGAAGGAAGATCAGAGCAAAGACGTGCGCGAGACGGTCGAGCGTCCACGTTCGCGGAACTGTTCCGAACGAAGGGAGAGTACGGTGCCTACTAAGCCATCCAGCGAGGTAATCAACGCCGCCAAGGTCAAGCTAGACCCTCGAGAAGTTCTTGAAGTGGTAATCAACGAGACTCCCGCACTGCGGGACGATCTGCTCAAAGCTGGGCTGGTCGAAGAAGTGGAGGAATAACATGGCCAATCGCATTTCCGTACCCGACAATACCGAGGCGCTCCATGCCATCGGCGAGTACGTCATGCAGTACGAGGCGATGCAGAACGCCTACCTCACCGCACTGGTGAACCGTATCGGCATGACCATTATCACGTCGAAGATGTGGGACAACCCGTGGTCTGTGTTCAAAAAGGGCCGCTTGGAGTTCGGCGAGACCGTGGAAGAGATCTTCGTCAACCTGGCAAAGCCCCATTCGTTCGACCCAGCCACTGCGGAGAAGGAGGTCTACAAGCGTGAGATTCCCGACGTTCGCGCGGCATTCCACAGCATGGACTTCCAGAAGTTCTACAAAGTCACTATCTCCAATGACCAGCTTCGCCAGTCCTTCCTGTCCTGGAACGGCATTACCGACCTCATCGCCAAGATCGTGGACTCCCTCTACACTGGTATGCGCTACGACGAGTACGTGACCATGAAGTACATGATCTGCCGCGAAATGCTCAACGGCGGATTCTACAACGAGGAGACTGCCGCTCTTACCAAGGCCACGGCTTCCGACGTGATGACAGCTGTTCGAGGTTTGGTGGGCCAGTTGGACTTCATGTCCTCGAAGTACAACCGTTCGGGTGTTATGACCCATACACCGCGCGAGGACTTGTACGTCATTATCAGCGCCACCGATCGTGCGCTCATCGACGTGGACGTGCTGGCCGTTGCGTTCAACATGGACAAGACGGACTTTCTGGGCCATCTCATCGAAGTTGACTCCTTCGACGAGCACGACGAGGAGCGCTTGACGGAACTCTTCGGCGACGATGAGAACTTCGAGCTGTTCACCGAAGCCGAGAAGACCGTTCTTGGAGCTGTCATCGCCGCCATGGTCGATAAGGACTGGTGGATGGTGTTCGATGTGTTCGACACGTTCACGCAGAACTACAACGGGCAAGGTCTGTACTGGCAGTACTTCTACCATGTGTGGCGCATCTTCTCCGCTTCCCCGTTCGCCAACGCGATCTGCGTTTCCAGCAATAGCAGTGCGGTTACCGCTGTTGCTGTAACGCCCGCTGAAGCCAACGTCACGCAAGGGGCCAACCTCCAGATGACAGCTGCCGTGACTGGAACGGGGATGTACGACAAGCAGATCACCTGGTCTGCCACTGGCCAGGCATCCACGGCCACGCATATCGACCCGATGAGCGGCGTTCTGCACGTCGGCAAGGACGAGACGGTGGGTTCCGAGATCACCGTCACGGCCACGGCCGTAAACGGCGTGAAGGGCACCGCCAAGATCACTGTTGTTCAGGCCTAGCCCTATAGCTAAATGTTCGTCTAGAGGGCCGTCAATGAGCGGCCCTCTTCTTTATATGGAGGAGATCATGGCAGATTTTCAACCGAGCGGAATCTTCAGAATGGGATATGTACCATTCGACAATTCCTACAAGCACACCCGTTGGTTCGACTCCATTAGCGCGCAGAACGACTACTTCTCAAGTTGTATGCTCTCCCAGTACACGGAGAACGATTACACCTATATTCGCCAGAACAATTCCGTTAAAGTTCAGGTAAACCGAGAGAAGGTTTACAACGTCAATTACTGCATGTTCCAAAATCGCAACTACGGCAGCAAGTGGTTCTATGCCTTCGTTGTGGAAATCAATTACATAAACGAGAACGTGACTGAAATTGTCATGGAGCTTGACGTTATGCAGACATGGCTGTTCGATTGGACGCGCACGGAGTGCTTCGTAGAGAGGGAGCACGTTTCCAACGATGCCATAGGCGCTCATACCAACCCCGAGCCAGATATGCCGCTTAGGTACTACACGATGAGCCGCAATGCCGTTGACTTCGGCCCTATGACCATTATCGTCCAAAGATCTGCGGAGGACGTGAAGATCGAGGGGTCATGGCTGTTCCCCAACTCCCCGACGAGCAAGGGAGTCGACGGTGGGATCTACTGCGGCGTGTACAACGGCTGCCAGTACTGGGCAGCAGACCTTTTGTCCGAAGAAGTGACCGACGTTGTTTCCAGATTTCTGGCCCGAATGCAGGAAGCTGGGGCTGGCGATGCAATAGCCAACGTCTACATGGTGCCAAAAATGTTCATTCGCGGCGGAGGGGTAACCAACACGGGGCAAGCACTTAACAATCAGTCATCCCCTGCACCTGGCGGCGGAGGCGTTGGAGTTTCCAGACCGTCTACTTTGAATGGTTATACGCCTAAGAACAATAAGATGTTCTGTTATCCCTACTGTTTCTGTCGAATAAGCGATAACAACGGGGCTTCTTCCGACCTTCTCTTCGAGATGTTCGGCAGTGGAGGGCACGGCATAAGTTACGACGGTTCAATGGAGCCTAGCGGGGAGGTGTTCGTTTACCCTGAGAATTACCAGGGAATAGCTCATAACTACAATGCAGGAATCAACTTCTCATGCGCGGTTCAGTGCTCATGGCCGTTCAGCGCGTACAAGAATTGGGCCAGTCAGAACACTTTGTCAAATGCGCTGACCTTCGGAATCAACGCAGCCATGATGGTGCTCCCCGCGGCAAAGGGAGTGGGAACTGCTGCCAAATCTCTGGGCGCTGGCGCACGTTGGCTGGCGAAGAGGGGAGGACAGGCCAATGCCGACAAGGTGGCTGCTGCAACTGCCCGCACCTCTGCCCGTAGGGGAGTTTCCGCAGCATCGGAGGGCGTGGGAGGACTGTCCATGGCCGCTGGTGCCTACGGCATGGCGAACCAGGTTGGCGAATGGGACAGGATGATGAGACAGCCCGACACCGTGCGGGGGAGCGCCAGCGGGAACGGCATCTACAGCACTGGCAAGATGGGCTTTAATGTTGACGTGGTGGCCGTTACCTACGAGTACGCGCAGATAGCCGACGAGTTCATGACCATGTACGGCTACCAGGTCGATCTGGTGAAGGTGCCCAACTTCCACTCCCGCTCCACGTGGAACTACGTCAAGACCTCCAACGCCTGTATGCGCGGGGCCGTGCCGTCGGAGGACATGGCGATGATAAACTCCATCCTTGACGGCGGCATCACGTTCTGGCATACTGGGGCCGTCGGCAACTACTCGGCGAGCAATTCCATCATCTAGGAGTCACGATGTACACAGGTTTCATGATGCCCGACGGCGGCATTCCTCCGCAGACGGTGATAAATAACAAGAACGTCCACCAGGACGTGGAGCGGAACTGGATGAACAGCGCTTCTTATCAGATGTACCTCTACCGATTGATGGATTATGCAATCAGCGTGTTCGAATGGCACGATCTTCCCGAGGGCGTTGACGAGCGCATGATGGAGTACTGGCTTCTTCAAAACGGCATGGTGGTGTTCTTCAAGGACGATATGCTTGCGGGCACCTCCGTATCCGAAGAGGGGTACGCAGTGCTTCCAACGATGATTAACGGGGAATGGAATATCTACAACTACCCCGTAGACCGAAGGGCGTATGCCACGGACGGGTACAACAAGGAGCTTACGGACGATGACAGCGTTCTGATCTTCAACGACTACCTGCGAGTCCCAATGATGCCCTCTCTCATGCTCTACGCAAAGCGGCTGGCAGAACTCGACCGCACCATCGACATCAACGTCATCAACCAGAAGGCACCTAAGATTCTGCGCGGCAACGAGCAGAACAAGCTGACGGCGCTGAATATGATGAAGCAGATAGAGGAGAACCGCCTTTGGTTGTGGACGTACAAGGACTCCCAGAACTTCGACATGGAAGTTCTGGACTTAACCGTTCCGTTCGTCGCAAAGGACTTGCAGACCGTCAAGCGCCAGATTTGGAATGAGGCCCTCACCTATATCGGTGTGGAGAACGTAAACACTGAGAAGAAGGAGCGTCTCATCTCCGACGAGGTGATGAGCAACATGGGAGACGTGGAGGTGTCGCGCTTCACTCGATTGAATGCGCGCGAGCAAGCAGCGGACAAGATCAACGATATGTTCGGACTGGACGTGTCCGTAACGTTCCGCAGCGGCACCTACGTAAAGGCAGAGGGCTACGGCTCGCAGCCCATTCCCGTGCAGGGTATGCGGAGCGGGCAGGCAGGAAACGAGGGAGCGGGCTACCCCGAGGAAGACGATGGCGGCATAGTCGCCAAGATCAGGAAGGTTCTGGGAATTTAGATGAGCGAGTTCACCACACAGCTTCGCTGGCCCGTGGAGCAGCTTCTGAAAGACCAGAAGCTGCCGCCCACGGAGTCAAACTGGCCTAAAATCTATCACAGCCTGGGACTTGACGATTACCCGATATTCGATGAGGCCCATCGGGTAGTGCTCAACAACAAGATAATCCGCCACTACTTCATGCGAGAGATCGGGCTTGAGACGTTGGAGCTGTTCCGCTACTTCATGCGAATGAAGATGTGGGAGATCATGCCCTACTACAACCAGCTCTACAAGTCGGAGTTGATCGAATTCGACCCGCTGTCCACACATGACATGACCTACAACGAAATGTGGCGAATCGACAATTCCGATGATTGGAACATCGCCAACACCCGAGACCAGAACGACACGTGGAACCGCCAGGAGAACAGCACGATCAACAGCCATACCGATACGACGGACGAGGAGGTTTTCCAGGACACGCCTATGAGCATGCTGGACAGCCCTGGCACGTCTCCCATCAAGAACCGCCAGTACGCCACCAATGTTACATGGAACAGCGGGACGGTCGACACAGACCAGACAACATCGACAACTGGCAGCGGGAAGAACACCGTAGATGAGGACAAGTCGGAAAAGGGAGACCGCGACAAGAACGAGGACGGAGACCGCAGGAGGCAAACGAAAGGCTACGACAGACCTGCGGCCGAAATGCTCATGAAGTTGCGCGAGTCCTTTCTGAATATAGATATGATGATCGTCCGTGAAGTCGCCGACTTGTTCATGGGCATCGGATAGGAGGTGAAAATGAGCATCCCGCTTTTGCAGCAGAAGTACTCGCCCTTGCGCATCTTCTGCCAAACGGTTCTACCCGCAGTGTACGATGACTCGCTATCGTACTACGAGGTACTATGCAAGGTTGTCGCCCGTCTCAACGAACAGGGCGATATGTTCAACATCCTCGTGGAGCGAATTAACCTGAACACGGAGGAAATCAACAAGCTGAAGGACTTGTTCCGGGACTTCGTGGAATCGGGCTTCGATGATTACTACAAAGACCAGGTGGAGCAGTGGATTGAGCAAAATCTGGAATACGTGTTCTCCACACTGGCGAAACAGGTGTTCTTCGGGTTGAACCAGGAAGGTTACTTCGTAGCGTACATTCCACAGTCGTGGGACGATATCATCTTCGATACGGGATGGAACTTCGGAGAGGACACCTACGGTCGCCTGATCTTGCGCTGGGACGTTGACTCCGTGTATACTGCACGACAGGAATATGAGAACGTTTTGGAGAAACCTCACGGAAGCCCCGTTCAAGTTCGCAATAAGCGCCCCGTGGTCGAAGGAGGTGAATAGGAGTGAACGAGATTGTTCAGGCAATTAGCACTGTGGGTTTTCCTATTGTTGCCTGTGGTGCTATGTTCTATTTCTATGACCGCACTATCAAAGACCTTACAATTACTCTCACTAAGGTCGATGCTACTCTCGATGGAGTTGCAAAGCGTCTTGACAGCATCGAGGATTTCGAGAAGAAGCAAGCCGAATAGAAAGGAGCCGTAAATGGCAGACAACGTCACGACCCCTCCCGCTACCGACTACAGCGGAGTCCGCGAGTACGTCGGTGCGCGGTACGTGCCAGTGTTCGCAAATCCTGCGGAGTGGGACAACACCCGAGGATACGAACCGCTGACCGTCGTGCTGTACCAGGGAAACAGCTACACGTCAACGCAGTACGTGCCCACGGGAATTGATATCAAGAACACGCAGTTCTGGTTGAACACGGGGAACTACAACGCGCAGGTGGAAGCTTATCGTAAGGAAGTGCTGGCGTTCGACGGTAGGATTACGGATAATACTAATAGCATTACAGGTATTAATACCGAATTGGTTAACATTAACACAACTATTGACACTATCGAAGGTGAAATTTCATCTTTAGAAGGTGATATCGCGGCAGAGGAAAGTGCCCGCAAAGCAGCAGATATTGCACTGGGCACTCGTATTGACCAAATCAATACACGCCTTGACGCGGACAAGTATATGGTTGTAATTGGAGACAGTTTCAGCGCTGGCAGTCAAACTGGCACGCCTTTCTGGCACCATTATGTTGGTCTTCAATTAGGACTTCAAGTTCAAAACCAAGCTGTTTCTGGGGCGGGCTTCATTGTCGGAACAACATTCCAAACGCAAGTAAATACCCTGCCATCTAACCTTACAAGTGATAACGTTGAAGTAGTATATGTTTTCGGTGGATTGAATGATTTGAGAGCAAGCAACTTCAACGGTAGCGCTTTCCAAAATGCACTAACAGCATTTGCAGAAACTTTGAATAACCGTTTACCCAATGTTAGGGTTGTAGTTTATGGGCCGAACTCTTTCCCAACTCTCCATGAAAACCACAAAACAGCAGCACTATACATGGGCCATATTTTCTCACGTACTGGTTGGGAATATCATAATGTCATGTTCGAATGGAACTGGTTGAATGACTTCTTTGGTGCAAATGACCATCCCTCTTCTAGTGGAAGTGCTAGAATTGCGTCTACTTTTCTTGGAAAAGGGTCAACAGCCCCTATTGTGTTTATTCCTGAAAACCAAGCAAAGCCATTGCCAAAGGCTACCATTGCGAGCACGGATGGCGCAACCACTATCACGCCTACAGGTGTAAACTATTCAAAGGGTAGTGGGAATGACTGGTACATGAATTTTCAAGTCAACAAAGGCTCTTCGTTAACTTCCAAAACACAATGGAGACTTAACATTCCTGGTAATCCGTTCTTTTACCCTGTTAGCCTTTACGGAAATTATTTCATTGACGCTAAACTAGTGCAGGGTAATACTATAGCGCCTATGTGGGCTACAGATTCCCCTGGTTATCTGCGTTTCCAGACCTATTCTTCTCAATTTACCGATGATATTGTTTATGGGAGTGTTCATTTCGGATACTAGGGAGCATCTATGGCAACAATGCGCGGTATCGACATAGGCGGCAGCGCCAACTCGAACTTCGACGTTTCACTTGTGCGCGACCAGATCGACTTCTGCATCGTCAAGGCCACGGAAGGACGCGATTGGACGAACAAGTGGTGCGACCGAGAGGTGCAGAAGTGCATCAAGTACGGAATCCCCTGGGGGTTCTACCACTACGCGAGGAACAACGACCCTGTGGCCGAAGCCGACTTCTTCGTTAGGGACTGCTGGAACTACTTCGGCGAGGGCATCCCCGTTCTTGACTGGGAAGAGGGGCAGAGCGTGGAATGGGTCAACAAGTTCCTTCAACGTGTCCACGACAAGACGCGCGTATGGTGCTGGGTCTACGGGAATGCCTGGAGGTTCGATCAGGGGAAGGTCAACAAGGAATGCGACCGATGGGTGGCTCGCTACCCTGTAAAGATCACGAACTTGAACGCCGACCTCTCCAAATGGGCTAATAAGGTGGACGGGCTGCTCTGCTGCTGGCAGTTCTCCGAATCCATCAAGTTGAAGGGGTATTCCGGCGTTGTCGACGGTGACATATTCTATGGCAACGCCGATCAGTGGCGGGCCTATGCCCGAGGTGATCGGGGAGAAGCGGACACCATCGCGCCGCTTCCCACGATCACTGTGGAAGATGACAAGTACAGGGTTGACATAACGCCCAAGCGGTAGTAAGCTAGCCGCGAGCGCAGCGCTCAATGCTTGACTGTTCTCGCGGCTAGCCGAGTCACAGATGGAAGATTCTGCGGAAGCCCATGGTCGTGACTGATTGTGAACTTGGCGTTGTGTAGCGGCTCGCATTTGCCCGTGGTGTTGCATTCGCTCCACCACGGGCGTTCTCTATGAAAGGAGGAAGCATGGTTAGATCAGAGGACTACTGGGACATTATGCGTCCTCTGTCGTACAACTGCCTTTACAACTTCTTTATCGGGCCGCGCGGAACTGGAAAGACCTACGGTTCTCTCAAGTACTGCATCGAGCAGTATCTTAAATGGAAGGCCAAGAGTGTTCCCTGGGAGTTCGTCTATGTGCGTCGCCGAGAAGAGGAATTGAAGAAGATCACTAAGCAGAAGCACGGACGAATCTTCCAGGCTGTGCAACGCGAATTCCCAGAGCATATGCTGTCAGCGGAGAGCAACACGCTATACTGCGATGGCGAAGTGATGGGATATGCAGTCCAGCTGTCCTGTGCCGATCAGGCACTTAAAGGTGACTCTTTCCCAAATGTTCGGGTAATCATCTTCGATGAGTTCATCACATCCAAGAAGGGCAACGGAGGTTATCTTTCCGATGAGGTTCGCATCTTCAACGACCTGTATGAATCTATAGCACGCCCTGGTACTGACCATCCAAGAGTGATCGTGCTGTTCCTATCTAATGCCGTATCAATCACTAATCCGTACTTCGATTACTACCATCTTGATAAGCCGTACAATGGCGATATACAGAGATTTGGAAAAAACAAGAATATCCTTGTGCAGAATGTTGTCTGCGAAAAGGTGCGCCAAGCTAAACTTGCTACTGAATTCTACCAGTTAAACGCTGATAGTGAGTACCTTGATTATGCTGTTAACAATGAATGGCTGTTGGACAACGAGGACTTTATTGAGAAGAAAACCCAGCGTTCGCAGTACAGACTTACATTGCATTACAAAGGTACGGACATCGGTGTCTGGGTTGACCCTGTTCAATGGAGATACTATATCAGCCTTAATGTTGACCCCACTTGTGGTGCTTACTATTCTGTAACGACAGACGATCACAAACCAAACGTTATGCTCTTTAAGGCTGCTAAACAGCTACCATGGTTAAAGCATTTAAGAGAAGCATATGAGTGCGGAGCTGTATACTATGAGAGTATGAAGTTGAAGAACTGGTTCAGGGATATTATGAGGATGTGCGGTTAGCTATGCAAGTTGATTGTTACAAACGTAATTATCAGAGTTCAGTGTGCACAATGAAATGTCGGTTTTATCGTGAATGTACACGTGAGTTCGCAAAGGAGATTACGAGGAGTGTTCAAGAACGACAACGACAGGGACATCCTACTTGTGTTTCTCGTATACGGATGATTATTTTATTGGCTCTAGGCTGGAGGATTAATTGGTGTTAGTTGTGGGCGTTCGTTGCTTGATTTCTGTGCGCAGGAAGGACTGGCGAAGCTGGTCATTGGAGATAGTGACTTTGTAGAACTTCTGGAAGTCCATGCTGTGGAATGCCGCGCGAACGTCGGGAATCTCACGCTTGTAGACCTCCTATC